AGTGGTGATAGTGATAGCTGTTTATGTTAATATCGTGATGTTGTTGCTGTGGTAATGCTCAAATGATACCGAACCAAATCTAATTAAATAGCAAGCAGTCAACCGACTGCTTGCTATGCTTTGTTTATAGTTCTTATGCTTCCTTTGGCGTTCCAATATATGCTCCGTAATCACCTTTTTCCCAAGTGTAATCGTGTGTTACACCGTATTTTCTAAAAGTCCAATTTTCTCGGCCTGTTTCTAACATATATTTTTTTAATCGCTCTCTGGCTCTTTGTGCTTCTGCTCTGCTTATGAAAAACTCTTCAATACAAGGTTCTACGTATGCGTAATATGATGCTCCAAAATATTTTTTCCAATTTCGTCCAATCTGATACGCTTTCACTTGAAAATCCCACACTTCTTTATCACCAATTATAAACTTATAATGTTGTAATGTATAAAATATTTCGTGCCATTGTTCTTATTTCCTTTTATCTTCTTTAACTACATTTGCTCCAAGTTTTTTATCATATTCCCAATCAAATTTCCAAAGATATTCATTTTTTGCAGGGTTCCACAAAAGCTCATCTCGTTCCTTTGCTTCCTTTGTCAACTCTTCAATCCTCTCATTTGCTTTCTTTTGTGTGAAGAAAAATTCACATTCATATGGTTTAGCGTTATAAAGTTCTCTGTTTGCAAAATATTTTAAATCTTCACCTTCCCTGATAGTATCGCCCAACCAGTATGATACTTTGGTTTTTTCCATTGATATAAAGTTTAAAACTTTTGACTGTGTAAATATTTTTAGCCATTGCTTTCTCCTCTCTTTCGAGCCTCACTTCGTGAGTTATGGTTATTTTTAGTTATATTGTATAATCTTGTTGTTTGATTATACTTTAATTATAGCACAGTCAAATTAAAAAGTCAATACATTTCATAAACTTTTTTTATACTTTTTTAGTTTTCCACAGCTTTTTCCACAGCTTTACAAAGTTTTCCACAGCTTTACAAAGTTTTCCACAGCCTTTGAACCTTGCGAAGATTTCCAGATTTTTACCAATTTTTATTTTTTTTATTTTATTTTTTTCAGCGTTTGGTGATAGTGATATAAACTAAAACCACCGTGGCGGTGGTGATGGTGAGTTCCAATGATACCCAAGCAGAAAAAAATAACAATCTATAATCACTACACGAAAAACATTTCAAGAAAAAGCAATAGTTTTGTTATACAGTTATCTTAATAAGGTTCAAGCATAGTTAAGCTATACCATTTTAGTATGTTATAAAGAATTGTCTTCGCATAGTGATTATAGATTGTTAAGTTGCGCAAGCAAGGCACATCAGTGAGGTTCAAGGTAAGGGCGGTTAGCGCTCCGCCCCTTATTTTACCCTTTAATTGTTTTATATAGTTCGCGCTCTTGATATAAACCAATTTCATAACCAGTGTAAACATATTCTTTATAATCTAATACTTCATCATCTGTTTCTTTAAGATTAAACCATAAACGAAAATCTAAACCATATTCACTTGTTAAATTATCGGTTTCAGCCTTTAATCTATCAGTAATTATCTTATCAGCATATTCAATCGCTCTATCTAAATCAATTTCAATAGTATAAATTCGCTCTTTAAAGTTATCATAATATTCCTCAATCTCATTAAACCTAATCTGTTTAATTTCATAAGGATAATGGTCGTTGCTGAAAAATATATAAACATATTCAGGTTGTTCAGTTAGCATTCGTTTGTGGTATAAGTTATAAATGTTTTCATTTACTTCATAATCAATCTGTTTCATTGTTTTATCTCCATTGAGGGCGGATTTTGACCGCCCCCTTTAATCTAATTATCTTCTTCTAATGCGTTCAAAGTATTATAGTAAGTATTCGTGTTATTAAAATATTGATATATATCTCTAAATTCTTCTAAGTCTTTATCATTATTTAAATCTAAATTATTGATATATAACTGTAAGGCTTTTGGTTGTAAAGTATCTGAGTTAATATATCCGTCTATTGTTTCCATTTGAATTTCTCTTTCAACTAATTCTAATAATAAAGGTATATCAATTTTTTTAAAAACATCGTTTGAGTAGCCAAAACTACGAACGCCCTTTTCTTGTAATTCTTTTAGCTGAGCTTGTGTAGCTATTTTAACATTATCATTCATTTGCTAAATCCTTTCTTTAATGTAGTCTGCTAATGCTTGAACCTTGTTGCGTAAAATTTCTTTTTTCAACTCTTTAATTTTCTTTTTTAATTCAGCGTTAGTGTCTTTTTTAGTAGCTGTTTTTCGTTGTGATTTATAAGTTTTTTGTTTATACATAAGTGTAATTCCTTTTTAATTTATTCTTTAATCTTGATATAGTGGGGGCTTTTTATCGCCCTTATTTTTTCTATTCCCATTCGGCTTCTTCTAAATCAATCAGTTGCTCTATGTGGTGATAAGCGTTTTCAACTTCTTCACCCCAATCAGCTGTGAAAACTGTTGAATTTACATCATAATCGCCCCAGCTACCTTGACTATCTGGCGAAAATACCACATAATCTTTTAATATTGTATTGAAAAACTTTTTTCCTTTTAATTCTTTTGGTATTTGAAAAACTATTTTTTCACTTAATCCATAATCAGCATAATCATAATCACATCGCATTTTTAGTAAATCAATAAATTTTCTAAAATTTTGAATTTCATCTTCACCAGTAAAAATACCATTTAATTTTTTATTATCAAAAGTGTTATAGTAAAAGTTAAAGTAATTCATTCTATTTATTCCCTTAATTTAATCTGATATCTTTATCAAGCCCCACTTCGTGGCGTGGTTAGGGGCGTTTTTTACACGCCCCATTTTATTTTTTTATTGATAAATTTCTAATAATTCATCATAAAGTTCAGCGACTTCAACAGGCTCTTCATCAGCTTCGCCACCCCACGCCCCATAAATTTTGGCTTCATCTTCATCGATTTTCAACCAAATATTCGGGCCACCAATAGCCAGAACCAATTCGAAACTATTTTTTTCATAACTTGAATTATAACTTTTTTCGGTTATTTTTTTTACTTCTAAAACATCATCAAAGTTGAGTCCATTCTTTTCGATATCTTCCTTTTTATTTAATATAGCTTGTGTAATTTCTTTTGGCATTTTTAAAATACCCTTTCTGCGGTTTCATTTCCGCTATTATTTGATAACTGTATAATCAAGATTTTTTTGCTTTCCATCTTGATTGTAATACCATTATATCACAGCTGATTGAAAAAGTCAATAGGTTTTTTCAACTTTTTTAAACTTTTTTAATTTTTTCAACTTTTTTAGGGTTTTTGCGGTATTTTATAAGGTCGGTCGCTACACATATATATAAATTTTAGCCCGCCCCGCTTTTTAAACCTTGAAAAGTTTCTCAGCCGTGTTTTTAATGTGATACAATCAAGGTTTTTGCTTTATGCTTTAACTTGATTATACTACTATTATAGCACAGCTATTTTAAAAAATCAATACTTTTTTTATACTTTTTTTAAAAAAATATCAAGAAAAAGGGTAAAAATAAATAGAAAAAGCAAGTAAAAAAACAAAATGAAAAGCATAAACATATAAGCGAACAAAAAGCGAACAGTGGCATTGTATTAAATGAAAAAAAATCGAGGGGGCAGAGACCCCAGACACATATTACAGTAATGCCAGCGTAGCTGAACGACAGTGAAGCGGTAGGAGGGGGGTATTACCTCTCAATAAAAATTACAGCTGACACAAGATAAAAAAAAGAACCTTGTGGTATATTTTTGTGGTGGAGTAAATCAAAAAGCACTGGGCTGGTATAAAATAAAATGATAGTGCTGTGCCAATCTCCCTTATTCTAAATCATACAACTAAAATAATCCTTATTCTAAAATCTTCTGCTATATAAAAATAATCGCAAAAATGTTATAATATAAGTATGAGTAAACAACTTGCGAAAACCAATATGCCAACTGATGACCAGATTCAAACTTATGCGGAGCTGGTTCTTTCTGGTGATTTACAACCTGAGCAGTGTTTCAAGCAAGCTTTCGGCTTTGTCCCCTCAGTGGAACAGCTGAGAGAGGTTGAGGCGAATGCCAAGTATCGAGAACGAATTGATAGCGTGTTGATAACGCTCCAAGCTCAGCTGAAAGCTAATTCAATTGCACTGGCTCACGAAGCTGTTATCTCAGTTGCTAAATCACTTCAACACACTGGGAAGTTAATTAACGAGTTGCTCCAAGACCCCAATATGAAAATTAGTCATTATGTGGCTTTGGTCAATACTCAGATTAAGACATTCCAAGCTGTGAAAGATGAGCTAACGAAAGCAGAATTGGCTCTCAACCAACAAGCTGACGACGACAAAGATATGTGGGATGAAATCTTTAATAACTAAGACACAACTAAATTAACAACAACATAAGGAGATATAATGAACGATTTAAACATTGTAGCAATCACCTGTAATTGTGGTAATGCTAAATATTATCTGGAACGGAAAGTCCAACTGCTACTGGAAGAATATCATAAACGCAACTTTCCAAACGACAGCGTTCCCAGCTTCTATCGTATCTATTGGGAACACAGGAGGATTTACGAATTACGGCAAAGTCCTCAACTCCAAGAATTAGCCCAAGACTGTGGAGTGTTGGACTTCTTACGACGCCCATCAGCTGGTTCGGATAAAGTGTTTGTCTTTCCTGAAATCAAGAAGTATATTGATATGACCCAAGATATTGAAACTATTCTGGAAACGAAACAGTCTGAAATGGAATACTTGTATGAGCAAGCTGAACCGATTTATTAACGACCTTAAAATGAAAGGAGAAATAATGGTAGAATTTAATCTTAAACAACTCGAAACTCTAACTAATGAGGCGATTGAACCTTATCTGGTGTCGATTGAGCAAGCACTTCAAGCTCCCCAGAATCAACGGCTCGACCGCTTACAGCAAGCAGAGCTGGTTAAGCAAATGTTTGCTCGGTCAATGCGGCTGATTGCTTTTAACTTTTCGAGCAAGGTTGATGAATATACTAATCGGCTAACGCTTGAAGATTTGGAGAAAGCTGAAATAGCCAAAGCCAAAAAAGAAAAAAGCTCAACCCCAACCCCCAAGAAAGCCGAACCCAATAAAAAACTAACTCTCAAAGAACTACGAGAACGAAGAAACAAAACTAACGAGGAATAATAATTGTGGCAAAGCTGGTTAAGAATACAATTCGGCGACCACCGCTCACTAAGGAAGAAACGCTGAAAGCGTTAAATGACTTTGGGTATTTCTGTGAAAGGTGTTTGAGTATTTATGATAAGAATGGTAAGATTGTGCCGCTCAGATTGAATAAAGCCCAGACAATCTTTGCTAATCTGTTGCTTAAATATGTTTTTGCTCCAAGACCAAAGCCAATCACCTTGGTGATTTTAAAAGCACGGCAGATGGGATATACGACCGTGCTTTTAGCCTTGGAGTTGTATATCTTGATTAAGTTTAATAACAAAGAGTATGCTTCTTTGAATATGAAACACTTTCTCCATCTGGGAAGTATTGTCGAAGAAATCACCAGTGATAAGATGTTGCCAATGATTGAAATGCTCCACCCAACTTTCTTTGGAGAGTTCCAGTTTAATAAGAGCGAACGCAAGATTCGTTGTATCGGCTTTAAGGGGCAGAAACGAAATAATACAGTGCGATATCATACGGCAATGAGTGGTGAGAGTGGTCGAGGTGGAACAGCGCAGGCAATAATTCTCGATGAGGTGGCGTTTTATCGCAATGTTGGAATCATTGAGAAAGGTGCGGTATCTTCCGTGCCGAATAATGGTTTGTCAATGTTGGTGTATGTTTCGACAGCCAATGGAATCAATGAGTTTTATGACCGTGTCGTTGAGGCACAGAATAATCCAGAAATGGAGTTCCTCTTCCTGCCTTGGTTTTTAATGGAAGAGTATATTGCGAAGCCCTCCAAAGACTTCGCTAAAACACTCACCAAGTATGAGCAAGACATCTTGAAAGAAATGGAAAAATGGGAAATTCCAGAACATCTCCGACTACCGAAGTTAGCGTGGTATCGCAACCACCTAATCACCAAAAAGGGGAATGACTTATCAGCAATGCGACAAGAGTTTCCAAGCAACTGGCAAGAGCCATTTGTTTCCAGCGATAGTCCAGTGTTTTCGACATCGTTGCTACTGGAAGAAATGAAAAAAGAAAAGATTGAGCCAATCGGTTATGCGACTTACACCCCAGAGGGCAAGATTGTGAATGGTAATGAATGGGACATTGCAATCTACAACAAGCCAGTATTAGGTCGAAAATATGAAATGGTGATTGACCCAGCATTTGGTGGGGAAGAAGCCGACAACACTTCGGTGCGAGTGTTAGATAAAATCACCCTCGAAGACCAAGCTGTATATGTATCGAAGAATGAACCTGAGGATATCGCTGAAATGGCTTACGCACTGGGAAAGTATTACAACACGGCTCGAATCAATGTGGAGAATAACCGAGGGGAATTATTGATAACATTACTCCGTAATCGTGGTTATAGTAATTTCTACTTCGATGCGAAGCGTTATAATCGCAATAATCCATATAAAGCAGTTGGCACGAAGATGACTGTGTCAAGTAAAGCCAAGGGTATTGAACGCTTGAAGAGTTTAATGAATCTGGGTAAATATATGCCGAAAGATGAAGAAACACTCCAAGAGTTGCTCCACTTTAATTATGTTGGAAAAGGGGCAAGCCGTAAAGCCCAAGCTTGTGGTAATAAGCCAGATGGCACACCATATCACGATGACCTCGTAATGGGGCTGGTTAACTGGGCATTGACCTTGCCAGACAATCTGTTTAAGAATATTGAAAAGTAGTGTATTCAATCTTTAATAAATAGCTTTTAATCCTTAAAAATAGTATAATATAAGTAGAACAGTTTTAATGTTCTACGCGTATAATATTAAAATAAAAAGGATTAAGTAAATAATGACTTACATAGACCCAAATGCGGAATATGGTTATGTATTACAGTGGATTGAAGAAAGCAAAAAAGCACTTCTTCCACGAATCAAACAGGCTGGTCGGAATCAGTCGGCTTATAACCATATCCCCAGTCGGAATACCTATCGTGATTTGGCTCAAAAGTTCGATGTCAAGCAAGCACTCCAAAGGGGTGTGTCGCAAGAAACGATTGACAGTATCAAGTGCGCTGGTGAGCTGATTCCAGATGGGAAGAGTGATATTGTCTTTAAGGCAGTAGAAACAAATGTCAACCAGTTATCTGGTGGAATTGGTCAATTCGAAACCCAGATTCTGGACAAGACCCAAGTGTTGGATACAAATCTGGAACAGATGTTAGCTTTGGCTGATGAACAGATTTATTATATGTATGGCTTGGACAAGCTCCGAGATACTTCGGTGCGAGAGTTAATGTTGTATGGTGCGACATATTACTACCCAACATTTAATAAAGCGACTAAGGATATAGAAGTTGAGTTAATTTCGCTCAGCAATATTATTCTTGACCCAATCCGTTATCGCCGAACATCGCCACGCTACATTGGCTTTCATAAAATGATTTCTTGGCAAGACCTTGAAAAAGA